AAGTCAGAGATGGTACTTTCACTCAAAGGCACAGAAATTGATGCAGTGAACGCTGCCGCATTAAGCAATAAATTACTTCAAATGGCCAACGGTGCGGTCTATGTCGGGAATGGTGGAGTTATCCGTATTCACGACCGTAAGTTGGATGCTTTGGAGGACATTATCGAAGCGGCAAATGGAAAACCGGTGCTTATTGCCTACTGGTATAAGCATGACCTTGAGCGGATAATGGAGCACTTCCCTGCTACCCAGTTGGATAACGCCGAATCCATAAAACGGTGGAATGACGGTGAAATTCCGGTGGCCGTTATCCATCCCGCATCCGCCGGACATGGACTGAACCTTCAAGCTGGCGGTTCCTGCCTTGTGTGGTTCGGGCTAACATGGTCACTGGAATTGTACCAACAGACGAATGCCCGCCTTTGGCGGCAAGGTCAAAAGGATACGGTGATAATTCATCACATCGTAGCAAAGGACACAATTGACGAACAAGTTATGAAAGCTCTTAAGCGAAAAGATAAAACCCAGACCGCTCTTATCGATGCGGTCAAAGCAAACCTAAAGGAGGAGGTCATATGATTGCGCTAAAGTATATAAACAAAAATGCGGCGACTGTTGCTGCCATCCGTGACTATAACAATATGAGGTTTATTATCAATAACACCCCGCAGGAGATCAAGGATGTATATGAGAAAATGACTTCTCCCAGAACAACAAAGCTTTCTGGGATGCCGTCTGCAAGAAACCCGCAAGCTGGTGCCGACAAGCTGGCTGCACAACTTGATAAGATTGACATACTGCGAGAACGATACACTCAGGCGTTGGAATACATGTCTTGGTTTGAACCAGCCTGGTCAAGCCTTACGGATACCGAGCAGCATATCCTTGCCGAGTTTTACATGGGTAACGATCAGAAGTCCGGTGCTACTTACCGGCTTATGAATGAACTAAACTACAGTGAAAGCCATGTTGAACGCTTGCGGGCAGCAGCATTAAATCATCTGCGCAGCATGCTGTTTGGATGAACATGAGGGAATTATGAGGGAATGTTTGCTTTCCTGTATGGTATAGTTATACCATCGAATATTGTGACGAGAGCCTTCGAGGGAAAACCCACGAGGGCTTTTCTTTTACCCAAGAGAGGTGATCCAATTGCCCTATAAACCTAAGCGCCCTTGTTCTCATCCCGGCTGTCCTAAGTTGACTTATGGTAGGTTCTGCGACGAACATGCCAAGCAGGAAGCCAGACGTTATGAACGCTATGACCGCGATCCTGCTGTGAGGAAACGGTACAACCGAACATGGAAACGCATCCGAGACAGATACATAGCAGAGCACCCTCTCTGCGAGCGTTGCGAGGAACAAGGTCGGATTACACCTGCCGAAGAAGTACACCACATCAAACCATTGTCTTGTGGTGGGACAAATGAAACGAGTAATCTTATGTCCTTGTGTACTTCCTGTCACTCTGAGATCACCGCACGAGAAGGTGGAAGATGGAACAGGAAGGGGCGGTCAAAATCTCTGTGACTTTTATAGCGTGCAACGGGCGTGGGGTCACGCGCGAAAAAATTCAGGTTCAAACGGGGTATTAAACCTTGCCACAGCAAGGAGGTGAAGGCACGTGGCAAAAGACGGTACAAATAGAGGCGGGCGCCGCGTGCGCGCCGGGGACAAACCACAGCCTCTTGCAGAAAAAATCGCGGCAGGTAAAGTCGCACGGATTTTGGAAGCGCCAGAGTTTAAACCAGAATCCATGCTCGAAGCAAGCGAACTGGACGACACAGCAGACTTGAATGGTGAAGATATGCCTACGCCAAGTGAATACCTCAGCGCAAGGCAAAAGGATGGCAGGCCGCTGGGCGCTGATGCCCTTTTTAGAGAAACATGGAAGTGGCTCAAAGAACGCGGTTGTGAGAAATTCGTCAATCCCAGGCTCGTCGAGGCTTATGCGCAGTCATTTACGCGATACATCCAGTGTGAAGAAGCAATCAGCACTTATGGCCTCTTAGGTAAGCACCCAACAACGGGAGGTGCGATTGCCAGTCCGTTTGTTCAAATGAGCCAGTCGTTTCAAAAGCAGGCGAATCTGCTCTGGTATGAGATTTTTGACATAGTCAAGCAAAACTGTACCACGGCTTTCATTGGAAATCCGCAGGACGATATTATGGAAGCTCTGCTTTCAGGTAGGAGAGGACGGTAGAAGATTGTGAATTCAACTGAACGATTAGAAAAAGTAAATATTGATAAGCTGGTGCCATATGCGAGAAATGCTCGTACACATAGAAAGGAACAGATTCTCCAGCTTCGTGCGAGCCTGCGGGAGTTTGGTTTCGTCAATCCAGTCATCGTGGATAAAGACTTGAATATAATCGCAGGGCATGGCCGTGTCCTTGCAGCTAAAGAAGAGGGTATCACCGAGGTTCCCTGTGTATTCGCCGAGCATTTGACTGAAGCACAGAAGCGAGCATACATAATCGCTGACAACCGCCTTGCAATGAATGCGGGATGGGATACTGAAATGCTATCGGTAGAACTTTCTGAATTGCAGGGTGTTGATTTTGATCTGTCGCTCCTAGGCTTTGATGATGCAGAGTTGAATAAGCTGTTGGGCGGTATTGAGGATGTCAAAGACGATGACTTTGATGTGGACGAAGAACTCTCAAAACCTGCTATTACGAAACTGGGTGATCTGTGGCTGCTAGGACAACACCGTCTGGTGTGTGGTGACAGCACGAAGGCTGAGACCTTCAATCTGCTCATGGATGGAAAGCTGGCAAACCTCACGGTGACCGATCCTCCGTACAATGTCAACTACGAAGGCACAGCCGGAAAGATCAGGAACGACAATATGGCCGATGAAAAGTTTTATCAGTTCCTTTTAGACGCGTTTACCCTCACTGAAAAAGCGATGGCGAAGGACGCGTCAATTTATGTGTTCCATGCTGACACCGAAGGGCTTAACTTCCGTCGTGCTTTTGATGCCGCTGGCTTTTACCTTTCCGGCACATGTATTTGGAAGAAGCAATCGCTGGTACTTGGGAGATCACCGTATCAATGGCAGCATGAGCCGATCCTGTTTGGTTGGAAGAAAAACGGTAAGCACGCCTGGTATTCCGACCGCAAGCAGTCAACCATCTGGGAGTTTGACAAGCCCAAGAAAAATGCAGACCATCCCACGATGAAGCCGGTACCGCTGGTGGCCTACCCTATCCTCAACTCCAGCATGACGGGCTGCATTGTACTTGATCCATTCGGTGGTTCTGGCAGTACCCTTATCGCATGCGAGCAGACCAAGCGGATTTGCTACACAGTAGAACTGGATGAAAAGTTCTGTGATGTAATTGTAAAACGATATATCGAGCAGGTTGGCAGCAAGGAGAATGTGTTTCTCATTCGAGACGGTGTGAAGATGACTTTCAGCGAGGTTGAATCAGCTTGATGCACATTTATTCCTGCTCAATATTACTTGCTATTCCACAGCTTTAGAGTGATATATGTAGTCACCAAAAAGCTAAGGAGGCTGAAGAAAATGGAAGTTAGATTCAATGTAACCGGCGAGGCACGTAAAGCTCTCGTCAAGGCAATAGGAGAAACCCTCGGCTTTGAGCCAGTTTATAAAGGTGCGCCGAGCTTCTCCTATGTTGTAAACAATATCATTATCAGCAAGGACGGTGCTCTTTCATGGGATGAGCGCACAGACGAGGTAATCATGCAAAATTTGCTGAAAAATCTTCTGAAGCTCGGTTTTACCTACGAATGTGATGAAGCAGGTACCGATGAGCTATGTGACACGCTTACGATAGAAATGCCGCTTGATGGGTTTACCGACTCAGCACTCGAGAATCTGGAACGGCTCATCGCAAGCAAAGAGTCTCTCATTAAAAAGGCAATCGGAGTTGATAAGTTGCCTATAGAACGGACGGAAACAACGATCAGGTTTCCATGGTTCCGCTTCGGAATTGAGCCCGAGGAGGTTTCTGCTTACTCTCGCTTCATTGGTGCCCTCTGTGCAGCTGCAAAGGAACAGCACCGCGTTA